TAGGCCACAGCTCTTGGTCGCTGATTGCAGGCTAAACACACGGGTCTCATTGAGATATTTATAGAAAAACCTACTTAGTAGGGGTGCGATCATGCAATCTTTTTGCTATTTTCAATAAATATCTGTAACTAGATAAAAAAGGATTTACCATGGCCCTAACATCACCCGGCGTAGAAGTCACAATCATTGACGAGAGTCAATACATTCCTGCCGCTACCAATTCGGTACCATACATTTTGTTGGCTACTGCACAGAACAAAGTTTCTGGAGCAGGTGTAGGTGTAGCAGCCGGAACCTTGGCTGTTAATGCCAACAAGACTTATTTGATGACCAGCCAAAGAGATTTGCTGGCCACATTTGGTGTACCGTTCTTTTACAAGACCACTGCGGGTACACCTATCAATGGCTACGAACTCAACGAGTATGGCTTGTTGGCCGCTTACAGTGCGCTGGGCGTGTCCAATCGTTGCTATATTCAGCGTGTAGACATTGACTTGGCTGAGATTGCAGCCAGCCTGGTTCGTCCTACTGGCAATCCTGACAATGGAACGTATTGGTTAGACACTGCAAACACTCAATGGGGTATTTTCCAATGGAATGCCACAACTGAAGCGTTTACTAATCAGGTGCCTATTGTAATCACCGACCCAGTTCAACTGCAAACAGGTACCACAGTTCCCGAACAAGATCTGGGCAATATTGGCAACTATGCTGTGGTTGCTACCGACATTCAAAACTTTATCTATTACAAGCGTGGTGGACCCACCGCCAGTCAGACCAGTTCTACATATCTCAGTGATTTATACAATAACTGGGTGTTGGTAGGCAGTGATGACTGGAAAACTGCTTGGCCAACTCTGCAAGGAACAAATGCTCCTAGCACCCTATCTGCTGGTAGCATAGCCATCAACGACATTACCGTGGCCGTTCCAGGATCTCCAACCAACACTGTGGATGGATTGGCCGACGCTATCAATTCGGCCGCTATCACTGGTGTTTATGCTGCTACCATTGGTGGCAAGTTGAATATCTATGCCGACGGCGACGCCACCAACGACGGCAGCACAGAAGGTGTTGGAATCGTTGCAATCAACAATGTGTCTGGTTCACCCTTGGCTGCTTTGGGGATCACAGCAGGCGAATATCGTGCACCAGCTTTGGTTGCAGGATTTAGTTATCAAGTGCCATTGTGGGGATCCTCACAGGCTGAACCAGAACCCACTGGATCTGTATGGCTCAAGACGTCTAATGTTAATCTTGGTACCAATATTGTAATCAAGAAGTTTGACTCTACCCTGGGCACATTTGTACAACAAGCCTGTCCAGTTTATGTAAGTGATGCTCAGGCCCTGTCAACACTGGATCCTAGCGGCGGTGGACGCAATATTCCAGCAGGCAGTACCTATGCTCAGGTGGATTCTTACAGTCACACACCGCCAAATCAAAGCGCAATAGCAAATCTGGCTTCTTATCAAATTCTGGAAAGATTTGCCACAGGACCCACAATTATCACCGGCAGTGATACCACTCCTGGTCCTTTTGTCAACGGCAATACTTTTGGGTTAGGATATAGCGTTCCAGGAACTTCAGTCCAAACGATTGTGACAGTTACCTTAACTGGAACCACTGTGCCAGACTTTTTAACTGCTATCAGTGCTGCCTTGCCAGCAGGATCACCAGTTAGCGTCACACAAAACAGCGCAGGAGCCTTGGTCTTCACACACAGTGACGGCGGCAACATTGCCTATTTCCCTGGCAACAACGGCTTTGTTCCTTTGTTGGCTGCTGGATTTACGCCCGGTACAACTCGTGGTGTTCGTTATGGTAACTATGTACCAACCTATGCTATTTTGAGTAACTGGGTAACTACCCCAACATTTACCTACACAGCCAGCGACACCGCACCAGACCAAGATCCTGCCAATGGTCGCTTGTGGTATTATTCGACTGCAACCGAAGCTGACATCATGGTCAATGAAAACGGAGCCTGGAAAGGTTATCAAACAGTAACCAACGATGCTCGCGGATACGATCTTACATTGACCAACGCCACAGGCCCAATTTTTTCAACTGTACCGCCAACCACACAAACTGATGATTCACAAAGTCCATTGGTTTATGGTGATTTATGGATAGATACCAGTGACCTTGAAAACTATCCCTTGCTGTATCGTTGGCAAAATGTTGATGGTAACGACGAATGGGTTTTGATTGACAACACTGATCAAACTACCAGCAATGGTATCTTGTTTGCTGATGCACGCTGGGCGCCTAATGGAGTAACCAATCCCATCAGCGATCCAATTCCTCCCATAGCCACGGGTGCTACTCCGTTGATAACCAGCAACTATACAGATATTGATGTTCCGGCACCAGCCCTGTATGCACCGGGCACGTTGTTATGGAACACACGTCGCAGTGGATTCAACGTGAAATCGTTCCAGGTCAATTATTTCAATGCCGCAGATTTTCCCAATGAGACTCTACCAACTGAAAAGAATACCTGGCTAACACAAAATCCAACCAAGGCCAATGGTAGTCCGTACATGGGCCGCCAGGCACAGCGTGTGCAAATTGTTCAAGCACTCAAGAGTGGTATTGACGCCAGCACCACAGCCAGAGAAGAACAGTTGCTTTACAATCTAATCAGTTGTCCGCAGTATCCAGAGCTGTTGCCAAACTTGGTAGCTCTCAACAACGAGCGCAACAACACAGCATTTGTGATTGGCGATACACCGTTGAGACTTGATCCTCAGGACATCATAACCTGGGCTACCAATAACAACGGGGAAGGAACCAGCACCGGCGATGGACTACAAATTGGCGACATTTATGCAGGTGTGTTCTATCCAAGTTGCCAGACCACAGACCTGTCGGGCAGTCCTGTAGTACAACCGCCCAGCCACATGATGATTCGCACAATTATACGCAGTGATGAAGTTGCTTATCCTTGGCTGGCTCCAGCTGGAACACGCCGAGGCGTAATCGACAATGCCACGCAGATTGGCTATATCAATACCATCACCGGTGAATTTGAAAGCCTGGGTGTACGTCAAGGTTTGCGCGATGTGCTGTATGAAAACCGTATCAATCCAATCACGTTTATACCTGGTGTAGGTATCACTAACTTTGGTAACAAGACCACCACTGGTCTAACCAGTGCCCTGGATCGCATTAACGTGGCACGCTTGGTGGCATTTATCCGTGGACGTTTGGAAAGCATAGCCAAGCAGTTCTTGTTTGAACCCAACGATCAGATCACACGCAACGAGATCACCAATGCTATCACCAGCTTGATGATTGATTTAGTGGCCAAGCGCGGTATCTACGACTACCTGGTAGTTTGTGATTTGACCAACAACACACCAGCTCGTATCGACCGTAACGAACTGTATGTAGACATAGCTATTGAGCCTGTAAAAGCAGTTGAGTTTATCTACATTCCAGTTCGTATCAAGAACACTGGAGAAATTGCTAGCCAATCAGTATAAGGAACAGGGCGGCCAAAAACCGCCCCTTTCCCCTAGCATAAATAACAGTACTTAGGAGACAAATAACATGGCCGTTTCATCACTCAGCAGAATGACAGTGCCCTTGGCAAGTGACCAGAGTTCACCAGTCCAAGGCTTGCTCATGCCCAAACTCAAGTATCGCTTTAGAGTGATATTTGAAAACTTTGGTGTATCAACACCTCGCACAGAGTTGACCAAACAGGTCATGGATTTTGCTCGTCCTAGCGTGAGTTTCACGAACATTGATCTGCCAATTTACAACAGCACTATCAAATTGGCTGGCAAATACAGCTGGGAACCAACCACTTGCCAACTGCGTGATGATGCTGCGGGCAACGTCAGCAAGCTCACAGGCGAACAACTACAGAAACAGTTGGACTTCATGGAACAAAGTTCTGCAAGTTCGGGCATTGACTACAAGTTCCTTACCAGATTTGAAATCTTAGATGGCGGCAACGGAGCCAATGAACCCGTGGTATTAGAAACCTGGGAACTGTATGGTTGCTATCTACAAACAGTAAACTACAACAACATGGACTATGCTCTCAGTGAAGCAGTGACCATAAGCATGACAATCATGTTTGACAATGCTATCCAATATCCAGTTGGATCTGGCGTAGGTGCTACTGTTGGAAGAACTTTGGGTGACATTGCCACTGGTGTTGGCGGACTAAGCGGCGCCTAAACATCATGAGCTTTTTTGGCGAAGACTTCCTGCAAGGATTCTTCGGCGCTGATGGTCTCAAAGACTATAGTCACGCCGCCAAAACTTTCCGCACCAATGGTTACGAGCTCAGTCCTAGACTAAAATTTCTTTTCCATGTTTATTTTACAATAAACACCGGACAAATTCCTGCATTACAAAATGCCTTTGGCGATGGTGAAGTAGCCACAGTGGGTCTCATGGTCAAAACTGTGCAGTTGCCAACTTATACCATTGATGTAGAAACCATGAACCAGTACAATCGCAAGCGACTGGTCCAGACCAAGATCAATTACAATCCTGTGCAGATAGTGTTCAATGATGATCAAAGCGATTTGATCCGTAACATGTGGTACAACTACTATAGATACTACTACAAAGACAGTACATATCCTTATGATAATGCAGCCAGCATCAATGGCAGCATTGGCAATCTCCAGACCTTGCAAAATGGATTCAACTACAACGGCAGCGACATTTATGAAAACAGCCGGCAAGTTGGTGATTGGGGTTATATCGGCGAAGGCTATCAAGATTCTGTTACTTCTATTGGCCAGGCCTTGGGCAGCAACAACAAACCTCCTTTTTTCCGTGACATCAAGATCTATGGTCTCAGCCAAAAGAAATTTGCCAGCTACGTATTGATCAATCCAGTGATCACTAACTGGGATCACGACACCTATGATTATTCACAAGGTGGCGGCACCATGACCAATACCATGACCATACGCTACGAAACTGTCAAATACTTCAATGGTTATGTAGGCGGCAACCAACCCAGCAACACTGTGGTAGGCTTTGCTGATCCCAATCACTATGATGTCACACGCAGTGGAATTTCACGTCCGGGCAGCCAGGCCACAGTGTTTGGACAAGGCGGACTGGTCGATGCCGGTGTCGGCTTGTTGGAAGATCTCAATGCCCTGCAGACAGGACAAGGTGGATTACAAAACATTTTGGGTGCGGTGCAAAAAGCTGGCACAGCCTATCAAACATTCAAAGGCAAGGACATTGCCAGCATAGCCAATCAAGAAGCCAAACAAGCAGCCAATCAAATACTTCAGACCAGCTTGCCAGGCGCAATGAGACAAGTGGTCAACGCTGGCAACGGTATATTCTTCCCCAATGCTCCCAAGAATCCCACAACCAATCGCACTGTGGGCACAGGCATAGGCGCTGGAGTATTAGGGCCCAATTCACGCATAGGATTCTAAATGGGTACCACAGTCAACTATGCCAATCCCAATGTCGACGGCACAGTAAAAATCTTTGATGAATTTTATGTGTATTCGGCCAATGTTCCGCAGTTGGAATACGATGCCATCTACAGTTATTTCCGCAGCGTGTTTGATACCTCTGAGGCTGCTGGTAATTTCACAGTCAGCGTGTTTAGGATCAGCGAAAGCAGTGGCATACCTGCCATGGAGTTGTTGCAACAGTTCCAAGGACAAAGCCAACCAGAACTGACCTTGACCTTGGCCTACTATCTCAACAGTGTGCGCAGTGATTCCACTTTGCTGGGCGTGAATCAACCAACCCAGCCCAACTTTTATGTGGCCAGGAATGTGAGACAATGACATGGCCAACAATTTCCGGCAAGGATTTTTCCAAGTAAAAAACCCTCACAAGTATGTAGGACTGGGCCGACCAAAATATCGTTCGGGTTGGGAAATGACTTTTATGATGTTTCTTGACAACAACGACCATGTGTTGCAGTGGGCCAGCGAAGGTGTAAGCATACCTTATCGTAATCCTATCACAGGCAAGCAGAGCATGTATGTGCCAGATTTTATTGTGACCTATCGCGGTCGCGACAACACTATGCGTGCTGAAATGATTGAAATCAAACCCAAAAAACAAAGCATCATAGAAGAACGCCAAAGCCAGCGAGATCGTGCGCAGGTGGCCATAAACTATGCCAAATGGGCCGAAGCTCAAAAATGGTGCCGACGCAACGGCCTGACTTTTAGAGTCATAACCGAAGATCAAATATTCCACAGTCCCAGCAGAAAAACCGGTAAATAGGGTATGACCCGAAAACTGGAAGAACTTTTTGATTTGCCACCCAGCGGTTGCGACAGCGAAACCACGGAACCAGACACGGTTCCTGCTACTCAAATGCAACTGCAAGAAATTGACGCTACCATAGACAAGATTGATCAGGCCCTGCCGGCTGTGCGTGGGCTGGATGCGTCGGATGCCGAAATGGACGAATTAGCAAACAAAGCGCAGGAGACTTTTGACAATCTAATGGACCTGGGCTTCAATGTGGACAGCAGGTATGCCAGTGAAATTTTTGCTGTAGCTGGAACCATGCTGGGACACGCACTCACAGCCAAGACTGCCAAGCTGAACAAAAAGCTCAAAATGGTTGAGTTGCAGATGAAAAAAGTCAAACTGGATCGTGATGTGCAAGGCGATGAGCCCGCACAAACAGCACACGGACAGGTGTTGAGCCGCAACGATTTGTTGGAAATGATCAAAGGGTCCAAGGACCAAAACAATAACAAAGCATAAATAGGATATAGGGATACAAATATGAAAAATTTTCAAGAATACCTGGCAGAAAGCCAAAGAACCTACAATTACCGCATCAAAATCGTAGGTGACGTCGAGCCCGCCTTGATCAAAATGTTAGAAGAAAAGCTCAAGCAGTTTGATCCAGTCAAAGTGTCAGCTGTCAAAAAGACACCCATACAGCTCAAGCCCGCAGACTTTCCTGCACACGCCAATGAAAGCGTCAGCGCCATGGATTGCGAATTCCGCTATCCGGCCATTGAGCCACAGATCCAGCAGATCGCTCAACTCCTAGGACTTGATCCAAACCGTATCCGTTTGTTGACCACAGCCTATGAAGACAGCATGGCCGATGAAAAAGAAAAGATTGAAGATCAAAACAAAGACCTGCTCACAGACACAGACTATCCTGCACCTGACGCAGAACAAAAAGCACTCAGCAAAGATTATGCCGCACCTTATGATCAACACGCTGTGTTGAAAAATGCTTACCGCAGTGAATTTACTGTGGCTGGCGGCAAGACACCGCCTGCCCAAACCACGAATGATTTGCCCATGGGCACTTCAAGTCCAATGACCAAGGTCAA